AAAAGACTGGAAAGTCTTATTTGAACATCAATGTATGGATCAATGATGAAGCGGACAAATTTGGGAATAATGCCAGCATCCAGATCAGCCAAACAAAAGAGCAGAGAGATGCAGGTGAGCCAAAAAAGTATGTGGGAAATCTTAAAACAGTACAGGCAAAAGAGCAGACAGGATCTGCACCAGTTAAAAAAACTGCACCTGCTACTGAATCATTTGATGATTTACCATTTTAATTTAACTAGCCCAGTCTAAATGACTGGGCTTTAATCATTTACAATGGCAGCAAGCAGGAATTACAATATAAAAAATGATCAAACAAAAGGCTGGATCTACCTGTATAAAAATGATAAATTAATCAGAGACAGGCCATTTCATACTAGGAAATTGCGGAGGCAGTGGATGAAAGAATTTATTGAAGTTTGTAAAATAGGCACACCAGACAGCTACTACATTGACATAAAACTAGAAATTTAAAATGTACGATTATCAAACCAGTTTGCCTGCATATAAAGAGGCAAAACAAAACATAAACAATAAGCAGCAGGATGTCCTAGATGCTATTGAAAAACTAGGTGTGTGCTGTGATCATCAAATTGCTGAACATCTAGTCTGGCCTATCAATAGGGTGACACCTAGGAGGGGTGAACTGGTAGATGCAGGAAAGATACATATTGCATTCAGGGGCAAAGATTTTGAAACAGGCAGGACAGTAAATTTTTGGAAAATATCAAATTTTATTTTGTAGTTTCAATTTATTGAAACATATTTGAAACACGATTCATGCAGTAGTGGATGACTGCATGAGTTTATTGGTTTGTAATAACCTGCCCCTTTGCGATCCACAGCACTGGGGCATTTTTTATACTATGGCAAAAGATCCAGCATTTCTATTTTATTCAAGTGATTTCATCACTGGTGTGGCATTTATGAGTGATGAACAGGTAGGCAAATACATCAGACTTTTGTGCATGCAGCATCTACATGGCAGGCTAAGTGAAAAACATATGATGCACATATGTAAAACATATGATTCTGACATTTTCGCAAAATTTAAAAAAGATGAGAACAGTTTGTACTACAATCAAAGAGTAGAGGATGAAATCAATAAACGAAAAAACTTTACTTTAAGCAGAAAAACTAATAGAATTAGCAAAAAAGACATCATATCATCTACATATGAAAAACATATGTCATCACATATGGAAAATGAAAATGAAGATGAAAATATAAATATAGATTTAATTAAAATTGAAAAAAAGAAAGTCAAAAAATCTAAAATAGAATTTGATATAGTTTTGCCATGGCCTAATGCAAGATTTGAGAATTGGTGGAATAACTGGAAAGCATACAAATCTACTGAACATAAATTCAATTTCAGGTCACCACAGTCAGAACAAGCCAGCCTAAATGAATTAGCTACATTGTCAAAAGGAATTGAAGATGCAGCAATCATGATCATCAGTCAATCTATGGCAAAAGGATGGAAAGGTTTATTTGAACTTAAAAACGAAAATAATGCAAATACAAAAACACAGCAAACTAGAGTTAGCCATATCACAGACCAACAGCTTAACGAGGCAATTTTTAAACGCAGTCATGGTGGGTAGCACTGGCCAGGTATTCAATGAACTATGCAGGTACAAGGACAAAGGGAATCCAATGCCACTGGCTATCATTGAGAACATCCCTGTGAGCAGCAGACTGCCAGCACTAGCTGTAAGCTATGGCACAGATAAGATTGCAGCTGTAGTGGCAAAAGCTATCACAAAGGCATTGTCAAATTTTAATCTAAGAGTAGGAATGAATGCAGATCAGGTGCTAGAATTAGCCTATGCATTGATTGATTCATCTGCTGAGGATCAGCTAGCATTTGAGGACATCATGCTGTTTTTGGATGGTATGCCTAGATTCAAATATGGCAAAGTCTATGATCGTATGGACATGCCTACATTTTTTGAGATGCTAGAAGTCTACAGAGAACAAAGACACCAGGCATTTATAAGCAAAAGAGATGAGCATCATTCACAATACAAGGCTGCTGGTGATTCAAACAGGATGTCACTAGATACAGAAAAAGAATCATTCAGAGATGCAATGAAAAACTACATGCAAACAAATGCAAAAAATAATCAGTAAAATATTTTTTACTATCAGAATTTTGAATCAAATTTGAAAACATGAAAGAATTGACAGTATCACAGATCACAGCAGAGGCTATAAAAACACTAGAATCTAGATTCTGTTTTGTATGGAGGCAAAACAATCTGGCTGTCAAGGGCAGGACATTCAATGGTTTAAAAGGTGTACCTGACATCATTGGGTACAATAAGTTCTCAGGAATTAGCGTTTATTGTGAGGTGAAAACAATCAATGACAAAATGAGCCAGTATCAAATAGATTTCATGAACAAAGCAAAAACATCAGGATGCCATTGCCTGATAGCTACAGAAAGTGATGGTGCTGTAATTTTAAAAGAATGGACAAATAACTAACCTATGAACAAAGAAACGATCATCACACAGATGTACCTGGACAAAGACATAAACCAGGCAATCAGCAAAATGCAGCCAACAGAACTGCAGGATGATCTAAGACAGGAAATTTTCCTAGTGCTATGTGAAATGAATGATGAACGATTGTGTGGCATGTGGACTAGTGGGTATTTGAAATACTTTATTGTCAGGACAATGCTGAATATGGCAAAGAGTGACAGATCTACTTTTTTCAATCAGTTCAGAAAGTCATTTACTGAATATTGTGATAACTATGAGAAAGCAGATGAAAGCACTGGGATAGATGATGAGATGGATTCTAAGGTTAAAAAGTCAATGGGTGAGTTGCACTGGTATGAGAAAAATGTATTTGAACTGTATGCAGACAATGGCAGAAATATTTTGAAACTAAGCAGAGACACGAAAATACCATACAGATCCCTATTTAAAACTGTAACAAAGGTAAAAAAGAAACTTTCAAAAGCAGTGAGAAAAGAGGATAACACACAAAAAAAATTGATAGGCAATTATATACATGCAGGCCTAGATGTAGTCATTGACATAAACAAAGAGACTGACATGGATGCACTACTAGACATCATGGATGAGGTGAATGAATATATCAGAGAAAAGATTGAGGGCAGATCAAAAGATGATGTCTGCATCAAATCAATTGGTGGACTAAGAATAAAAACTGTAATATGATAATTTTAAACATTTTAGCTGCTGGCCTTTTCAGTTTCTATTTTATTGAGATGGCTAGATTTCACAAAAAATTGAAGCTAGATTTCAGGCCATTCAATTGCCTGGTATGTCTACCTGCATGGGTAGCATTAGCACTGTATCTATTGCCTATGTATGTCACTGATGTGATCATAGTGATGATGGGTGCAGCAATTTTTTCTGTATTACTTAAAACAATAATGAACAAAGCCTATGAAACAGGAACACATTGATTTTCTAGAAACTAACAAGATCAATTTTGACACAGTCAAATTAGGCTACACTAGAAACATACCTATTCAGGATCTACAGATGTATGAGCATATTTATCACCTGTATTTGAATCCTAGCTATGTATTGACATACTGGTGTGGTGATTGTGTATTTGACATGCTCAAACGATTGCTATACTACTATGAGGGGCTACCAAAAGCAGAGCCTGAAACATTGACTGTGACAGTGCCTGTATCTGAGGAATTGCATCAGCTGGCAGTAGAGGCATCAAAGCCAATCTTTAGTGATTCATTACCTGATTTTAAGCATACACCACCAGCACCAAAAAAGAAAGCAAAAAAGAAATAAAAATATTGTCATCCTGGGATTTATTTAAACATTAAAAATTAATAACCAGATAGTAATTGGGGGAAATCCTGGGGTGACATTTTTAAAACTACTACTATGAAAGCAATACAATTCCTGCATTTTATTTTTATCTGTCTGCCACTAGCATGCATAGTTTATGTGACAGCTGTGAGTTTACAAAAAATATTCAGCCTAATTAAGAAATGAGACTACTAGTAATCACACAGCAAAACAGTGGGGTGGGGTATCATAGATTGATGCTGCCTATCTACTACATGGCAAAAGACTATGCCTATTTCACAGATACTATCAATGATGAAATACTATCTGAGGGATTTGACCTAGTAGTAGTCAATAGATACATACCTACATGTCACATCACTGATCTAATTGCATACAAAGAAAAGTATGGATTCAAATTGATTCTAGATGTAGATGACTACTGGGATCTAGATCCATGGCATATCCTGTATGACCAATATGATGCACAGCCTATCATTGATCATATTAAGGCAGCAGACATGGTGACCTGTACAAACATGAAGCTAAGATATGAGATCAGTCAAATGAATCAGAATGTACATGTGATCCCTAATGCTTTGCCATTTGGGAAAGATCAGTTCATAGATGTACATGTACCAGGTGAAAATGTCAGGGTAGTCTACACAGGATCTATCACACATCAAAAGGATGTGGCATTGCTAGGCAATCCATTCAAAAAGATTCTATCTGACAAATCATTAGTTAACAAAATGCATTTCACATTGTGTGGCTATGATCCTGCCAATGAGTACAGCAAGATGGTATGGCACAGAATGATTCATGATTTTACCTGTGGGCTAAAGATGCCAGGTGCAGTCAAAAAGGCTTTACCAATTATGGAGTACATGAATTTCTACAATGAGGCTGACATTTCAGTAGTGCCACTGGTATCTAGCAAGTTCAATGGCATGAAATCAAATCTAAAAGTACTAGAAGCTGCTACAAAGAAAATAGCAGTATTGGTGAGCAATGTAGATCCATACAGCGGCTGCCCCTATGTGGCAAAGGTCAACTATCAAACAGACTGGTATAAGGAACTAAAAAAACTAGCAAATGATGCTATTTATAGAAAGGAACTAGGTGAGGCAAACTATGAATGGTGTATTCAGAATTTTCACCTGGACAAAATAAATAAATTAAGGGAACAATTATATAAAAGTTTATGCCAGTAAAACAATGCACAAATGGGAAATGGAGAGTAGGAACAGGTGAATGTATCTATGACACAAAAGAGAAAGCCATAGAGGTGTGGCAAGCCATACTAGCATCAGGTAAGTTTGCAGAGGATTCATTCACTGACTATCCTGAGGCTGCCACAAACAATGCAAAAAGAGCATTGAAATGGGCTGATGAGAATGGCTGGGGATCATGTGGTGAAGCTACAGGCAAAGCCAGGGCAAACCAGCTAGCAAATAGAGAGCCAATATCTAGAGATACAATAGCAAGGATGGCATCTTTCAAAAGACATCAGCAGCATAAAGATGTGCCATATTCTGAGGGATGTGGTGGATTGATGTGGGATGCATGGGGCGGTGATGCAGGGATTGAGTGGGCTATCAGAAAGCTAGAGCAAATTGACAGAAAGTGAAAAAGCACATAGTAGTCTACCTGGATCACTTTGATTATGATACAGATGATTTCATACCATGTGAGGTTTGTGGGGCTAAGGCAGTAGACATCCATCATATCAAAGCCAGGGGCATGGGTGGATCAAACACAAAGGATGTGATTGAAAATCTACAGGCACTGTGCAGAAAATGTCACCTGGATTTCGGTGACAAAAAACAATGGATGGATTTTTTAATTGATAAGCATAAAAACAAACTAGATGGCAAAAGGTAGCAGCAATATTATAAAAGTAAGTTTTGGGAAAAGAAAGCAGGGGCATGCAAAAAAGAGTTTCAATAAACATTCACCCAGGCCAAAGGCCTACAGAGGCCAGGGCAGATGAGAAACAAACTTTTAGCAATTTGGCAGATCTTAACACACAAATGCTACTATGTAGCTACCTGCAAAACAGGTGAGCATAATGATACAATGAATCAAGTGAGTTTGATGACAAAGGGGATGGCTAATACAATAGCATACAATCTGACTGATTTGATAGTCATAGATGAAATGCAGGAACTAGCACTAGATGAAGCAAAGAATATTTTAAACAAAGTACAATGATCATACTACCAGCACAGATTGAAAGCATAGCATCACGAAAAGATAAAACAGTCAGGATCACACTAGGTACACAGGAACTATCACCTGCACAGGCAGCTGAGATATTCCAGCTGAATCAGAAATTCTGCTACACAGCAATCAAAGAGGAACTATTCACTACTACTGAGGCAGATGAGATCAATGCATTGAAAACTGATCTAGACACAGAAAAGACACCCAGTCAAAGACTGAGAGGCATTCTATATGTAAATTATCAGCAAAAGGCGGAGGGCTACAAAGACTTTGCTACATACTACCAGGCAAAGATGGAAAAGATTTGTGATCACTTTAAAAGCAAACTAGACTAGTATGACATTTATACATCCAACAGCATTAATAGGGAACAATGTACAAATAGGTGACAATGTCTACATAGGTGCATATTGTATCATAGGTGCAGCCCCTGAATGGAAAGGCAAAGAGAAAGAGGACAAAGGTGTGATCATAAATAATGGGGCTAGATTGACAGGCCTGGTGACAGTAGATTCAGGTGCAGAAAAACCTACAGTGATAGGTGAGAATTGCTATTTGATGAAACATAGCCATGTAGGTCATGATGCACAGCTAGGCAATGGGGTGACATTAAGCTGTGGGGCAAAAGTAGGTGGCCATAGTGTGATAGGTGATGGCACAAACATAGGACTAAATGCAGTGATCCATCAGAAACTAATTGTGCCAGGTGGATGCATGATAGGGGCATCAGCATTCATAGGAAAGAAAACAGAATTGAAAGCAAACGCAAAGTATGCAGGTGTGCCTGCCAAATATATAGGAGAAAACATCAGATGAAAGTAGCAGTCATATTTTTAGACTATGAAAGGCATGATCATACATCCAGGACACTGGACAGCATAAACAATGCAGGACATCCATTTGATCTGATCACTATCCAACGCAAAGGAATAGCAGCAGCATTGAATGATGGCCTAGAGAAAGGCTGGAATCATGATGCAATAGTCACAGCAGCAAATGACATAGTGATGCCTGACAATTGGCTTAAAACAATGATAGGATATGTTTCATCAATACCAAACACAGGGATGTGTGGCATTCATTGTGTAGAGAATGCAGGTACACCTGAAAATATCAATGGGGTGCTAGTCAATAGATCATTCACAGCATTTGGAAATGTCATGATCCCTGGCACAGCATTCAGAGATGTAGGATATTTTTCAGAGGAATATGATCCATACGGAATGCAGGATTCTGACTATGCCTACAGACTAAACAAACTAGGCTTTGTCAATTACTACATCCCTGGCATCACTAGCAATCACATAGGACATGATGTAGGCCAGCAGACAGAATACAGAAAGATGAAAGATGAGGGGCTGAACAAAGCCCAGGATGTATGGAATAAATTGATAGAAAGATACGAAAGTACAAACAATTTTAAAAGACTAGAAAGATGATACCAGTAGTGATCCCTATTTTATGCCACAATGATGAGACTATAGTGCTGAGAGACTTAGATGTCAAAACTACCTACACCAGACTGACTGAGGTAGATTTCATGTTTTTCACTATAGATTTTGCATGCAGGTATGAACAGGATGGGAAAGAATACACAGAGATAGTATCAGGTGAGGATTCATTTGTGAGCAGTCTATCATTTAAACAATTTCAGGACATTGTAAACAAGACATTTATGTATGGCAAAAGCAACTAAAAGTGCAACTAAAAAAGTAACTAAAAAAATAGAGAAACCTAGACCTGTAGGCAGGCCTAAGAATATAGAGACACCTGAGATCATGTGGCAGCTATTCTGTCAATATGCAAAAGAGATAAAAGGCAAACCATTGATAGTAAAGGACTGGGTAGGTGGCATAGCAAAAGAGGTGTACAGAGAAAAGGAAAGGCCATTGACATTGGAGGGCTTTGAGATCTTTGTGATGGACAAACTAGACATGTCAGATCTAGATCAGTATTTCGCAAATAGAGAAAGCAGGTACACAAATTTTGTGTCTGTCTGTTCACGCATAAGGAAAAATATCAGAGAGGATCAGATAGCAGGTGGCATGGCAGGGATCTACAATGCATCCATCACACAGAGATTGAATGGCCTGACTGAAAAGATCCAGGAGGATGGCAGCAAAGAGGTGACCATCAAAGTGAAGTATGAAAAGAAAGAAACACTAAAAGACTAGAAATGATCATCATTCTTTCAATAGCTGCATGGGAATTTTGCAAATGGTTATTTTATAAACTAATCAATAAATAAACTAAAACATGAAAGCAAATTTTAAACTAACATGCAAAGCAGGGATCTATGAAGCTGACACATTCTTTCAATTAGTATGTGAAGTATTGAAGCATAGATTCTGGCATTTGAGAACACATGGCAAATGGATGGACTAATAAAAGAAACACTAATACTATGAAATTCAAATTTAATCTGAGAGAGTTCATGATAGGGTTTTCTTTCACATGGATAGTGATTGAAATTCTGAAACGAATATTTGCATAATGGATAAGACAGTACACCTAAATGAACTGCACATCAATCAGCAGAAAGTAGTAGATGGCCATAAAAGGTTTTCTGTGCTATCATGTGGTCGAAGATGGGGCAAATCTGCCCTGGCTATCAATCTACTATCTGAGACTGCCATAGCTGGCAAACTAGCAGGGTATTTCACACCTACATACAAACTACTAGATGGCACATACAATGAATGCCTGCATGCATTAGAGCCTATCATATCCAGGAAAAATGATCATCAGTTTATTGAATTGATCACAGGTGGCAAAATAGAGTTTTGGAGTTTAGAGAATGAACTGGCAGGTAGATCTAGAAAGTATCACAGAAACATCATTGATGAGGCTGCATTCGTTAAAAACCTATGGCACAGATGGACTGAATCAATCAGACCTACACTGACTGACTATAGAGGGGATGCATTCTTTCTGTCTACACCTAAGGGCAAAAACGATTTTCACAAAATATGGCAGAGGGGCAAATCAGGTGATCCAGGATGGACTAGCTGGCAGATGTCTACCTATGACAATCCATACATAGATCCCAATGAGATAGATGAGGCCAGAGGTGATCTGCCTGAATTAGCATTCAGCCAGGAATACATGGCAGAGTTCAATGAGAATGTAGCAAATCCATTTGGTGCTATGTTTATACAGCAGTGTACATATCCAATGAGTACACAGCCCACTGTATGCTATGGCATTGACCTGGCAAAGTCATTTGACTACACAGTGATCATAGGCCTGGACAGCAATGGCACAGTATCATACTTTGACAGATTTCAAGAGGACTGGCGGACTACCAAACAGCGAATTAAGAATCTGCCAGCTGCACCTATCCTGATGGATAGCACTGGTGTGGGTGATCCTATCTTTGAGGATCTACAGGCAGAGGGGCTGGATGTCACAGGGTTTAAATTTAGCCAGGGATCAAAGCAGCAACTGATGACAGGACTAGCAGCAGCTATCCAGCAGAGAAAGATTGCATTTCCTGATGGTGCTATCACAGCTGAACTGAACATCTTTGAATATGAGTTCACAGCTACAGGTGTGAAATATTCTGCACCTAGTGGATTTCATGATGACTGTGTCATGGCACTAGCACTGGCCTGGAATAATACAAACATGAAACGAGGCACAGGCAGGTATTCATTCGGCTAGTTTATTTTTTCACTAATTGTGGCAGTATCACTACTGATTTATCAATCAATCATGATCCATTTATCAATCAAAACATATGTCAAAAAGTAAAGCTATTGACTTACTTTTCTATGACATGTGTCAATTTATAACTTTACAATGTCAGTCTAAACAGCTGACATTTTCTATTTATTGGTATGACATGGAAAAACATAAATGTATTTCAATGGCAGCAACTGGCTGACCTACAAAACACGAAAGAGGGCATGACAGATGAGGATCTGTCTATCAAGACTATTGCAATCATCACAAATCTGACTGAGCAGCAGATCAAAGAAATGGATGACAGAAAGCTGTTTAAAATTGTGGGAAAGACTAGATTTTTGCAAAAGAATTTTGATGTGAAACATGAAAAGTACATCCACACAAAAGGCAAAAGATACAGATGTGTCTATGATGTCAAAAACATGCCTACAGCTAGGTATGTAGAATCAAAGCATTTTGCATCTAATTTCAATGAGAACATCCACAGGATTGCAGCTAGTATGGTCATCCCACAAAAGAGGAACTGGTACGGCAAATGGGTAGATATGCCATTTGATGCATCTAAGCATGAGGACTATGCAAATGATCTATTGTCTGCACCTATCACTGAGGTGCTGGGATCTGTGGTTTTTTTTTGTCAAGTGTACAGGAACTGGATAAAAATTTCAAAGGACTATTTGATATGGCAGATGATGATGACAGCGAAGATGAGCAGGTTGCAAGCAGAGATACTGCATCAGGGTTTATGCAGCGTTTTGGATGGATTTATCAAGCCACAATTGTGGCAGAACATGAGAAAATCAAACTAGAACAAGTCTATGAAATGATGACAATACAATTTTTGAACGATCTATCCTATTTGAAAGCAAAAGCAGAGTATGACAAAGAGCAGATAAAAAAATCGTATGGCAAAAAGCACTAAGCAATTACAGGATGAGATAGTCAATGATGGCTTTCTGGATAGTCTAGGAGATAATTCTACAGACTATGCTGGCATGGGTGAATTTCCATCAGTAGAACTGTTTATGATCAGATCTGCTGCTGCATTTGTCCTACAAATTAAAGAGGTGCTGAATAGGCAGGGAAAGGTATCTAGTGGAGGCTTAGAGGATGGCATATCATCAGGCAGCCTGAATAATACAGGCAATGGCTATGAGATCAGCATAGGATGGGATTCATCAGATCCTGCATCTAAATATTATGATTTTGTCAATAAGGGTGTGAAAGGTGTAGTCTCTGGGAATCCATCTAGCAGCCCCTATGCATTTAGAAATCTGAAAGTATCTAGAAACATGCAGCGAAGCATTCTGCTATGGTACAGGAAAAGAGGCAATGCAGCTAGAAATGATGATCAAACAAAAAAGCTATCAGCTACACAAAGGAAAAATAGAAGCATAAAAAGACAAGTGGATGCTGCAACTAGGTTGAAATCAATGGCCTATGCTACAGCTGTGAACATTAAAAAGAAAGGTATCAGGCGGTCAGGATTCTTTGATGACACCATCAATAGTGTGTTTGGACAAAGTTTTCTGGATGCACTATCTAAGGTAGTAGGCCAGGATGTGAGAATAGCAATCAGACAGGCAAATAACAAATTAAACGAAAAAAAATAAGACATGGCAATAACAATAAACAGCACACCTGAGGCATATCCATCAGCACATGATGATCTGTACTTTGTAGCTACATCTACAAATGTGGCACAGGCAGGATTCAAATTTGTGTTTGATGTTTACATCAGCAGTGTTCTAGTTTCTAGAATTAAACTATTTCCTGATCCAGTGAATACAAAAGGCATTTTCAATGCAGGTGGGATTGTGAGAGATTACCTGTACAGCTATTTCAAACCAAATGCTACATCTACAGCATTCAGCTACACAGGCAATGATCTGTACATAGACTATGAGGTGAGATTCGGTGAGGACTATGGTGGCACTACATACACAAACCTGGCATCAGGCACATATAAAGCATTCAACTTTGCAAATCCTATTTTCAGGGATTTCAGCACATCATACTATCAGCCTAAAATAAGCAGCTGGCTAACAGGCAGAGATGTGACAAAGGCAGACTGTACTATGACTGAAAGGCTATTTGCAGGCTGGATGAATACAGCAGGCACTACTACAAACCTGACATTGACAGTTCAAAAGTACACACAAAGCGGTGCAGATGGATTACCATCTACAGGTGGCAGTGTCACATGTAGTGCATTTGTTTTATTTGATCTTTCACCTGCTGCCATCAATGCATATCTAGGGAGTGGATTCATCACAGCATCTACATATCAGTATGGGGTGAAAGTAAACTATGGAGGGAATCAATCTACTGAGTTTAAAGTGACACTGGCATGTCAGCCTAGATGGACACCTGTGACATTGCATTTTTTAAATCGTTTGGGTGGATATGACAGCATCACATTCAGGCTAGTGAACAGGAGAGAGGCATCTGTAGAGAAAAAATCATTTGAGCAAATGACATGGCAATACAATAGTGCATCCATGACTAGATATGACAGCTACAAAAGAATCAATCCAGGCAATAGTACATTTGCTGTCAATGAGACAGTGAGTTTCAAACTGGTGAGTGACTATATTAATCAAACTGACTATTTATGGCTGAAAGACCTGATCACTAGCCCTGAGGTTTACTATGAGCAAGGTGGGTACTACTACCCTGTAGCAATAGGAACAAACACATGGCAGGAAAAGATCAGGGCAGCAGATAAGATTTTCAATTTTGAATTGAATGTCCAATTTGCTCAAAAAATAAATAGCCAGTACAGATAATGATAAGCACAGAGATATACATAGAGAATCAAAGACTAGATCTGTCAAAGGATCTATCTACTGAGTTCACATACAATATTGATGACATCAAAGACTTTGCATCTAGGAATACCAATTTCTCAAAGACTATCATATTGCCAGGCAATGCTGTAAATAATAAACTATTTGGTCATGTCTTTGAGTTTGGATCATCTAATTTGTATGATGATAATCAGCCAAATATAGGGTATAATTTTAACGCATCAAAAGCTGCAGCATGTATAGTATTTATTGACAAAGTTCAGATATTCAAAGGGATCATCAGACTTTTAGAGATTGTCATAGACAATGGCACAATAGAATATGAATGTGCTGTGTTTGGTGAATTAGGTGGATTTATCAATGCATTAGGGAATAACAAACTAGAGCAGCTTGATTTTTCTGAATATGATCATGACTGGACATTAGCAAACATTCAGGCATCATGGGATTCTATTGATGGATCAGGCTACTACTATCCATTGATTGACTATGGAAAGGTCAGCAGTACAAACAAGCATGACTGGGATGTACGAGCATATAGACCTGCACTGTATGTCAAAGAATATATGGATAAGATTATCACAAATTCAGGCTACACTTATGAATGCTCATTTTTTAATTCAGCAGTATTCAGGAGATTGATAATACCACAGAATCAAAAGGATTTAACAAAAACCACTAGCAATTTCAATGTGGCCACTAGGACTACTGCACTAGAAATATTGAGTACAAGAGTGATTCCATTTGAAACAGTGACAGGATCTGGTCTAGTGGTGACATCAGCAAATAGTGTATTCACATATCCATTTGAAACATCTACAAACTTAAAAATAAACTATTCATTTTCTGGTGATTCTACCAGTGGGATTTTTTACATACTTAGGAATGGTGCAGTGGTTTATGAATTTAATTTCACTGATGGGTTTGGTATTGATGGGGTGCTAGAACTTTTAGTAAACAAAGATGACTACATACAATTTAGGATCACAAATACAGCACCAAATAGAGATGATCCACCAGTCACATTGATTGAGACACAGGTGTCATTTTTCTCTGATGCATTAGTGACTACTACTGTCAGTTTCAATGATTCACTGGTGATGGCTGATGTAATACCTAAAGGAATATTTCAAAGGGATTTTTTTGCATCTATTGTCAAGATGTTCAATCTGTATGTGGTAGAGGACACAAACAGAACAAATCATATTATCATCAAACCATATATTGAATACTATGATTTTGATGGACAGTCACTGCTGGCAGTAGATGATTTCAATAGTTTACTACAGGTAAATGAACTAGACTATTTGCTACTATCTGATGGCACAATACAATATCTAGACTGGACATATAAGGTAGACAGATCAAAGCCTATGAAGTTGAAACCAATGAGTGAACTGAATGGCAGATACTTTGAGTTTAAATATAAGAGTGACATAGACTACTACAATGAGCAATATCAGAAAAAGTTTAGTGAAACATACGGAACTAGAATTGAAGATAGTGGATTTGTTTTTGCAAAAGAAAAACAAACAGCGGAGGTGATTTTTTCACCTACACCATTGGTAGGCTATCCTGGTGAGGACAAAGTATTCAGCACTATTTTTAAATTGAATAATAACATAGAAGATAGAACAGATCACAATATCAGAATCATGCAGGCTAAAAAAATAGCAGGTGTCACATCTTATGCACTTAAAAATGGCAATACAACTATTTCAAATTTGACTACATACGGATTTTCAGGTCATTTAGACAATCCTGACACACCAAATGCAGATTTGAATTTTAGTGTACCTGCAGAACTTTATTTTCCATTGGCTACAGAATACCCTACAGCAAACCTATTCAATGCATACTGGTCAGAATATGTGGCAGAGATAACAGACAAAGACAGTAGACTATTGTCAGCATTTATCTATTTAAAAGCAAAAGACATTTTCAGTCTAGACTTTTCAAAGCTGATCTGGATAGATGGGGCATTGTGGAGGCTAAACAATATTCAAGATTTCAATCCTATGGACATAGACACTACGAAAGCAGAATTTTTAAAAGTAATTGAAACAACATACGAATAATGGCAAATGAAAAAGTAGGTGTAGACATTGAAGTCAATACTGGTGATTCGGACAAAAAGCTAAAAGACACCAAACAGCAGATTGATGGGCTAGGTGATAGTGCAAAACAATCAAGTAAAGATGCCAAAGGTGCATCTGGTGCATTTGGATCATTAGGGAATACATTGAAATCACTGGGGATCATCACAGTGATTGCAGGTGCATTTAATTTTTTTAAAGAGACACTGAGTAAAAATCAGAAAGTAGCTGATGGGGTAGCTGCTGTGTTTAATACTATTTCAACTATCATCAGTAATCTGATAGATATTTTTATCAGTGTGACATCAGAGGTGGGCAAAAGTTCAAATGGGTTTGAAGCACTAGGAAAGGTATTGATGGGCATTTTTACACTAGCAATCACACCATTGAAACTAGCATTTGATGGCATCAAATTAGTGATCAAAGAGGTACAGCTAGCATGGGAAAAATCACCATTTGGTGATAAGGATCAAAAGGTCATAAAGGATTTGACAGCTGACATTGAGGCTACAAAAGAGAGTTTGTCAAAGACAGGGAAAAATGCAGTACAAGCTGGAAAGGATATATACAACAATTTTGGAGAGGCTGCATCATCTGTGGTGGATGTAGTGAGCAAGACTGTAGATAAGGCTAGCAAAATGAATGTAGCTGCCATTTATGAGCAGTCAAAAGCTACCATTGCACTAAAAAACAATGCAGTGATTGCTGCTGCACAGTTAGCTGGTTTGGTAGAGAAATATGACAGACAGGCTGAACAATTGAGACAGATCAGAGATGATGAGTTCAAAAGTATTGATGAAAGAATAGCAGCAAATGCTGCATTGGGAAAAGTATTAGATCAGCAGGAAAAAGCACAGAAAGCCCTGGCACAGCAAAGAGTGGCTGCTGCTGCTGCTGAATTAGCACAGAATAAACAGTCAGTAGAATTGCAGGCTGCATTGATAGAGGCACAGAACGAGGTGGCAGCTGTAGAGGCACAGATAGCAGGTTTAAGATCAGAGCAATTAGTGAATGCCACTGCATTGACAAAAGAAAAACTAGCCCTGGATCAATCCATTGCAGCTAGTGAAAATAAACTGCTGGTAGATCGTAAAAAGGCAAATGCTGAACTGATCAAAGATGAGATCCTAAAACTAGAAACACAGAAACAGATTGCAAAAGAGGAGGCAGATCTAGAACTAGCTAGATTGCAGCAAAACATTGCAAATACAAATGCAGGCACACAGGCCAGGGTAGATGCAGAGATTGCCTATGCAGAAAAGAAACAGGAAATAGATCTACAACTTGCATCACTAGAAAATCAGATAGCAGTTGCAAATTTCACTAGAGAGATTGAGGATCTAGATAGATTGCAGACAGCTAGAGGTGTAGAATACGAGGATAGACTGGCAGCATTAGACATAGAGCAAATGGTAGTGCAGGAGGCATTTGATAAGAAACTGATCACTGAAAAAGAATACAATGAGAAAGTCAAATCATTGACAGATCAGAGAATAGCATACCAGGATGCAGAATTACAAGCCAAACTACAATTTGCCAGTGCAATTGGTGGGGTTTTTGCTGGCTTATCTGGTTTATTTGAGCAAGGCACTACAGCAGCAAAGGTGGCAGGTTTGGCAGAGATCGCAATAGGCACAGGTGTGGGATTTGTACAAGGTTTGGACATTGCACAGAAATCAGCTAAGGCTACAGGGCCAGCTGCTGCATTTGCATTTCCTATTTTCTATGCTACACAAATAGCTGCAGTATTAGGGGCGGCATCTAGAGCAAAACAAATCATGACACAGGTAAAAGGTGGAGGCGGTGGAGGTGCTACAGCATCAGCACCAGCATTGTCAGCTGCACCTGTTCTACCTGCATCACCTATACAGAACACAGTGACACAAATAGATCAGCAATCAATCAATCAGATGGGATCTGCTACAAACAGAGCCTATGTGGTAGAATCAGATATTACCAACAGCCAGGAAAGGATCACTAGAATTAACAGAGCAGCAAGATTAACTTAAAAAACTATTTATAAGAATGGAAAGAAACTTACCAATATATAACCTAGAGATCCTGTCTGATGTAGACAGTGACATGGAGGTGGACTATGTGGCACTGGTAGACAGGCCTGCAATAGACAAAAACTTTTTGGCATTCAATGAAAACAATGTACAGATGTCATTTGCCATCCAGGATGAGGATGAGCAGATCATCACAGGTGCATTGATGCTGGCTGACAAACCTATATACAGAAATGATGAGAATGGTGAATACTATGTAGTGTTCACAAAAGACACGATCAAGCAAATTGCTCAAAAATTCTTTGCTAAGGGCTACCAGTCAAATGTGAATTTGATGCATGACAGTGGCACAAAACTAGAGGGGTTGACTATGTTTGAATCCTGGATCACTGACAGCAAAAGAGGCATCATGGCCATGAAAGGCTTTGAGGATGTACCTGATGGCAGCTGGTTTGGATCATTCAAAGTGAACAATCCTGAGGTATGGAAAATGATCAAAGATGGCAAAGTGAAAGGCTTTTCAGTAGAGGGTTTATTCAGCTACAAAAAAGCTGACATACAACAAAGCCAGGCACAGGATCTATGGTCACAGATTCAGCAGATACTGAGCCAGGTAAAATAAAAACTGAGCAAAAAAAAATGAATAGAGGGTAGCAGAGATGCTGCCCTTTTTCTATGTGGTCATATTGTCATGTGTAGTCTATTTATGGTTTAAACAAGTATTATATGACACCATTAGAAGCTGTATTGAAGATCAAAGCAATGTTTGAGCAAGCTGGGGCGAATTTCGCTGATCCTGTTTTGCCTGCTATTGATCCTGCTGCTGCACCTGCTGCAGAGCCTGCTGTTTTACCTATTGAAGCGGCAAAAGAATATGATTTAAAGTCTGGCGGAAAAGTAATGATTGACATGCTAGAAGTTGGCGGCTTAGTTACATTGATTGATGAAGCTGGGAATACTGCACCTGCACCTGCTGGTGAACATGAGTTAGTAGATGGCACAATCATCATCTTAGATGAGGCTGGTAAAATTTTAGAGATCAAATCTGCACAGGTAGAAGCACCTGAGGTAGAAATAGAGATCACTGCACCAGTAGAGCCAACAGTAGCAGAATTGAAGATCAAAGAATTAGAAGCTGCTATTGATGAAATAAAGAAAGATGCTGAAATGAAAAAGAAAATGATGTCTGCTGCAGATGCAAAATTCAGCAAGGCTATCAGTGATTTATCTGATGTAATTGTAGGCATGATTAACACATCATCATCTAATGCAACTGAGAATCCAAAAGATAAATTCAATCAGCATGTAGAAAGCAAGGATGATAAAATGAAAAGATTTTTAGATTTAGCTAAGAATATAAACAAGTAAAATTTTTTAAAACAAACAAAAAACAAATAACATGGCATTTGACGTATCAGCACTAGCTACATACACAAAGGAAAATCAAGACCTTTTAGTAGCATCATCTGTATTAGGTAGCAAAACTGCTAGCTTAATCAAATCACAGGGCAATGTGATGGTAGGTGTTAAATCTAGCGAAAAGATTAACATCATGGACACAGACGCATTTTTTCAGGATGGATCATCTTGCGGTTTCAATGCAAGTGGTACTACTACTTTCACACAAAGAACTGTGACTGTAGGTAAAATGAAAGTAAATGAGGCTTTATGTCCTAAAGATTTAGAAAGAACATATTTGCAAAAGGCTTTACCAGCTGGATCTCAATATGATTCAGTAGTATTTGCTGAGGAGTATTCAACTAGAAAAACTGAAAAAATTGCTAGTCAATTAGAAATCGGTTTATGGCAAGGTGATACAGCATCTGCAAATGGTAACTTAAACAAGTTTGATGGTGTGATCAAATTAGCAACTGCTGCTGGCGGTGCTATTGTAGATGCAAACACTACTACTTATTTCGGTACACCTGCAACTGCAATCACTGCTGCAAATGTTATAGCTGTATTTGATGCAGTTTATAAAGCAATCCCAGCTGAGGTAGTAGCAAAGGATGATACTGCAATTTTCTGTGGTATGGATGTTTTCAGAACTTACACAATTGCATTAAAGAATGCAAACATGTTCAGCTATTCATATGATGGCAAAGCTGATTCTGAGTTCGTATTGCCAGGTACATCTATCAAGGTGATTGCTGTACAAGGTTTGAACGGAACAAACAAGATCTATTCAATGAGAGTTTCTAATTTATTCATTGGTACAGACTTATTGAATGAAGAAGAAAGATTTGAAATTTTCTATGCAAAAGAAGCTGATCAAGTGCGTTTTGTATCTGAGTTCAAAATGGGTGTAAACTTTGCATTCCCAGCGGAAATCGTAAAGTTCACAGTATAATTATACAGGGCAGTAATTAGGTTTACTGCCCTATTTTAAAAAAAAATAAAACATTCAAAATATGTCATGTGCATTAACACAGGGATATACACTAGATTGCAAGGATAGCATAGGCGGCATTAAAGCTGTTTGGTTTATTGCTGCTGGTGATGTGACAGCAGTAGCTGAGGCATCAGGAGTAGTGACAGCTATCACAAAAGCATCTGGCAAAGTATTCTATAAATATCAGCTTGTAAAGCAAAGCAGTTCATTGACTGAAAATGTGAACGCAAATGTGCAAAATGGCACTGTGTTCTATGCTCAGGAGTTAGCTGTAGTCTTAAACAAGATGCAAGCAAATACAAGAAATGAAATCTTGTTATTAGCTAAAAACAATTTGTTGGCTGTAGTAGAAGATGCGAACGGCAAATACTGGTTAATAGGAAAGGAGAACGGCTTAGACCTGACTGCTGGATCTAGTGCAACTGGTACTGCTCAGGCAGACAGAAACGGCTACACTTTGACATTCAGTTCTGGTGAAAAAGCATTAGCACCTGAGGTAGCTAGTGGAATCATTGCAGCACTGACAGCTTAGGCTTTCGTGGTTTTCAAATAGTAGGTAGTCGGCCAGTCTCTCAAAAGGGGGCTGGCTTTTTTATTGTGGTAAAAGTCAGTGCAGATGCTATTTATCAATGATGATATATCTAAGAAAAGGACATACAGATCAGGTGATAGTAACACTGACAGAAAAGCAAACACTATCAGTGCCAAACTATCTATTCTATTTTAAACAAAGATCTAGCAATGATGTAGTAGCATTTGTGATATTGAATGCAGCTGATCTGTCTGAATACAAAGACAGATACAATAAATTCAGCATAAATGGGGTGACACATTTTTCTAGTGAATTAGCAGGTGAATGGGAATACATGATCTATGAGCAAAGCAGCACTACAAATGTGAATCCAGCCCTGGCTACTGGTTTACTAGAAACAGGCATCATGAGATTGTCAGATACAGACAGTTTCAGTTTCACTGAATATTCAACGAATAATACATACATAGTAAGATAATGACAAACGATCTAATCATATTGAATTTTGCTGAGGCTAGACAGCCTGAGTACAGAGAAAAAAAGGGCAGCGGATATATAGAGTTCGGAGAGAGAAATGACTATCCTGGCTACCTTTTAAGTCTATACAATAAGAGTGCAAAGCACAATGCTATTGTAAGAGGGAAAGTGAACTATATCATAGGCAATGGGTGGGCTACAAAAGAGGCTGATCCAGCTGCTCAGGAATTTATCAATAAGGTGAACAGCTTTGATGAATCATTAAATGATTTGACTAGAAAAGTAGACATTGACATTGAGGTTTTTGGTGGGGCATACTTAGAGGTGATCTGGTCAGAGTTTGGTGGACAGCTTACTGAGATAGGCCATATTGACTACACAAAGATCAGATCAAACAAAGACAATACATCTTTCTGGTACAAGCAGGACTGGTCTGATAGAAAGGAAAAAGAGATTGTGCTGCCTGCATTCAATACACAGAATAGACAAGGAAAGCAGATTTTGTACATTAAGGAATACAGGCCAGGACTAGAAACCTATGCACTACCTGGTTACATGGGGGCATTGAATTTTATTGAATCAGACATTGAGGTATCTAGACATGTACTAGGAAATGCACAGACAGGGTTTTCTGCTAGCAAACTGATCACATTGCCAAATGGTGAGCCTACACCTGATGAGAAAAGAAACATTGAAAAGAGATTTGAAAATAGATTCACAGGATCTGATGGCAAAAAGTTCATCTTATCCTTTGTGCAGAATGCAGACAGAAAGCCTATTGTTGAGGATCTAGGGGCATCAGATTTGACAAAAGAGGATTTCAGCAGAGTAGATACAATGATCCAGCAGAACATCTTTGCAGGGCATCAGATCACTACACCTGCATTGTTTGGTATTGCAGAGCCTGGTAAATTAGGCAGCAGATCAGAGATGAGAGATGGCTATGAGATTTTTAAAAATACCTATGTAAACGATAAGCAGCAATTTTTAGAAAGCATTTTTAATATGTTAGCTAGATTGAAAGGTGTGACACAGGAACTGTACATTCAGCCTGTAGAGCCTATCAGTTTTGAGTTCAGTGAGAATATCATTGCTCAGGTAGCACCAAAAGAATGGATCTTAGAAAAGATGGGTATTGATGCATCTAAGTATTTGCCAGTACCTGATGGGGCAGTAGCACCACAGGATCAGTCAGTGAATGAGCATTTGAAAGGCATGAAAGGCAGAGAGTGGCAGAACATGCAAAGAATCATCAGAGAATATGTGAAAGGGAAAATCACCAGGGATCAGGCTACAGCTATGCTGAAAGGCGGCTATGCTTTGACTGATGATGAGGTGAACACATGGCTAGGTGAGGATGAGCAGACACATGCATTGAAATTTAGTGAGGATGATGTCATAGGTATCTTTGCACAGTTTGGTGAAGATGCAGATAATTATAGCACATTAAAAAAAAAGAATGTGAAATTCCATTCAGTAGAGGCAATGGATGACAATGAGATAATGTCAATGCAATTTGCTGATATGGTATTGAGTGATCTAGAAAAGAATGTGATTGATTTGGTGACTAAGGATAAAAGGATCACACCTGAGGTTTTGGCTGATGTGACAAAGACTGAACTAGCTATCATCATCAAAGTGATGGAAAGACTAGACAAGGCTGGGATCTTAAAACAAAAGGTAGTAGGTGGCATCACTGAAAGACAGCCAGTCAAACCATTAAGTAGATTGACACCAGGTGATCCTGCACAGACTACAAATTTCAAAGTAGTTTACAAATATGACTGGGATTTTGAGAAACTAGCAAGGGTGGGTGCAGTGGCAGATTCTACTACATCTAGATCATTCTGCAAAAGATTGATGGCATTGAATAAGGTGTACAGCAGATCAGACATTCAGCAGATCACTGCTAGACTAGGCTACAGTGTTTTTGATCGTAGAGGTGGATGGTGGACAATGCCTACAGGTCAGCACAGCCCTGCATGCAGACATACATGGGTGAGTAATATAGTAATTAAAAAATAAGAACAATGAGCAGAAATATACTTTTTATTTCAGTAGACACAATAAAGGAAAGAACAGGATTGCATGCAAATGTAGATGAAAAACTAGTATTGCCTGAGATCCTGACTGCACAGGACATGTACATTTTGCCAGCATTAGGCACAGGATTGTATGACAGATTGCAGGATGGTGTTGCAGCAAATAATCTGACAGCAAATGAAGCTGATCTAATTGATAGATATATCACAAACTGCCTGGTGTATTATGTGATGAGTGAGTTGCCAATGGGGCTGTCTTATCAGTTTTACAATAAAGGTGTGGTGAGAAAGAGCAGTGAAAATACTGATCTACCATCTGCACAGGACATGATTGATGTAGCAGACAGATACAGATCAAGGGCTGAATTTTACAAACAAAGACTGGTAAAATATTTAAAGCAGGCATCTACTAGTGTACTATTTCCGCTGTATAACAATCCAGGGAACGGTGTAGACACGATCCTGCCAGACAATCAATCATACACTACTAGCATTTGGCTGGGTGATGATTGCTGTGGAAAGAATATGACATTTGAGGAAAAATATCAGGGAAATATAAACAGATGCTGTGATGGCGAATAAAACATATAGTAGAAAAAACCAGGATAAATTGAAAGTTTATCTAGACAAACAAACAAAAAATGGCAGCAAAAACATTGACATTAAACCAAATAGTAAGTCAAGTAAAAGCAATAGCAGAGGCACACCAACAAATTAACACTGTTTATTTTGGTGACTTTGATGAGTTTCTAGGTGAGAGTGCTGACAATATCTATCCTGCCATGTACTTTGATGTAGTGCCTAGCAATATATCTACTAGGACATTGACATTGAATTTCAGTTTGTATTTTTTTGATAGAATGCTAGCAGAGAAAGTAAATGAGACAGAGGCATTGAGTGATATGCTATCAGTAGCACAGGACATCCTAGCACAGCTGATGTACAATGAATTTGAATTTGAAATGAATACTACTGTGAATTTGACACCTATCACTGAGGACACACCAGACAATCTAGTGGCATGGAAAGCTGACATCAGCCTGAATTTACCATTCACATCTGACAGATGTCAAGTACCTACATCATACCAATATCCTAGTTAAACCTATTTATAAGCATGGCAAATAAGAAAATAAACGAATTAGACAGTAGGGCTACCCTGACACTTTCAGATTTGATGGCGGTGGGTGATCCTAGCACTGGATATTTATACAAGACTACCATCAGTGATTTAAAAACATTGACAGGTGCAGGGGTGATTTCATTCAATGGCAGATTTGGTGCAGTAGTACCTGCTGAGGGTGACTACACATTGACACAGCTGAGTGATGTGATCATTACTAGTGCAAGCAATAATCAGGTGCTAAGATACAACGGATCAAACTGGGTGAATGCTACTATTGATTTAAGTGGGTATGTGCCATACACAGGTGCAACTGCAAATGTGAATTTGGGTACTTTTGATTTGACTGCTGATGTGATTACAGGTGCAACTGGTAGCTTTGCATCAAGTGGGGGTAGTAATACATTTGCTATCAATCATTCAAGTGGCAGCGGCATAGCTTTGAACATCACAAAGGGTGGCAATGGTGAGGGCATTTATATAAACAAAACAAGCGGATCTGGTAATGCTGCTACTTTTGTAGGAACATTAGAAGCTACTACATTAGTCAAAACAGGCGGCACATCTAGCCAATTTTTAAAAGCAGATGGTAGTGTAGATTCTAGCACATATTTGACTACATCTAGTGCATCATCTACCTATTTGACAATAGCAAATGCAGCATCTACCTATGTACCATACACAGGTGCAACTGGTGCAGTAAATTTAGGTGCTTATGATTTAACAGTTAATTCAATAAGAGTAGGTAGGGGTGCAGGTTCAAATAATAGTACAAATAGTGCATTTGGTTTTGAGTCATTAAAAAGTAATACAACAGGAATACACAATGCAGCTTTTGGTTATGGTGCATTAAGTGCTAATACTACTGCAAATGATAATACTGCTATTGGTATGAATTCACTATTAAAATTAGTTAGCGGTGATAGCAATATTGGACTTGGCGCACATACTTTAGAAAATTGTATATCAGGCACAGGTAATACTGCTATTGGATGGTCTAATTTATTTAACGCAACACATTCTTTTAATACATCAGTAGGTGTTTCATCAGGTAGTGATTTAACAAGTGGACAAAATAATATTTTTTTAGGATATGATACAGGAAGGGGAATAACTACAGGTTCTAATAATACTATCATAGGTGGTGTACTAACATTATCAAGTTCACTTTCAAATAATATTATTTTAGCAGATGGTGCTGGTAATATTAGATACCAATGGAATGGTACGGATAATATTCTTACTGGTAGAGTTAGAACATCAAGCGGAATACTTACTGATGGAGGTTATGTTGCTTTAAAACAAAATATTGGTACTACATCAACCCCTACGTATTTTACTTTAAATACATCTTCAACTGGAAGTACTATTGAGTCTTTAA